CGGCGTAGAAGATACGGCTGACCTTGGGGGCAGCACGGACGATGACAACGTCCAGATGGCGGTCGTCGATAGAAGCGACTTCCTTGCCGCCAGCTACCAGACGGAACACGCCGCCTTTGATGGAGATGCGCTTGGTGCTGACACCAGAGCCGCCACCCGTCAGGGCCTTGGCGGTATCAGACAGCTCGTTGTTGCGAGCGAAAGCGGGAACATTGGATGACGAAAAAAGCGTTACGTTGCTCATGGTTGATTTACTTTCTTGCTTTGGTTACACGAATGTCGAACCCGGTGACCGAGTTCAGTCCCGGCGGTACAACGCCGGGGTTCTCCTCCAGAAACTGCGCCATGTTGGTTTGGGCGATGCGCTTCTCCAACAGGTCAACGACTTGATGCTCAAGCACGAATGCTTTGAACGAGTCCCAGTCCTGGGTGTTGTAGCGCGTCGTCTTGGTCAACGACACAGTACCGAAGGAGGTCTTTACCGATGTCAGCCCAAGGGCTTTCATCTGGTCCTTGATGGCCATGCGGATCTCTTCCCGCTGCTCTTCTAGATCAGCGAGTTGCTTGTCGAGCAGCTCCTGCCGGGCCTTAATCTTAGCGTGGATAGCGACCAGCTTGTCGAGCGGTATTGCTTCCACCGCCGGTGCTTCTTCAATGTCTTCAGTCACTTACTTTCTCCTATGTTGTTTGTCTAGCGTTTGACAGTTTACCTGATTTCAAATTGCCTGCAACCCCCTTTCAAGAATTTATTTCAAGTGCAAACATCTCGGTCAGCAGCGTGTTGTCGCTGACCTTGGCGCTCAGGGCCTTGAACATTTTCTTCTCAACTGGCGAGCCCTGGATGTGGATAACTGTTACTTTATCGCTACTCTGTCCCTTGCGATCCGCACGAGCGATAGCCTGGATGTATTGCTCAACGCTCATCAATGGGCCGTAGAACACCACCGTGTCGGCAGCAGTTAGGGTAATCCCGTGGGCGGTAGCTTGCGGTTGCATCACCAGGACCCGGGGCTCGGCGTCAGTCTGGAATCGGTGGATGATGTCAGCGCGTTTGTTCGCTGTCACACCGCCGTGAATACATTCGTTTGCAATACCCTTGGATGACAGGTGCGTCTGGATGGTGTCGATGGTTGAGCGGAACAACGCAAAGATGATGACCTTGCGCTGCGTCTCTTCAAGTATCTCCTCCAGCACACCCAGGCGCGGTGCTGAGTCGAACTCCACCACCTCCTTGGCGTCGGTGTATGCGGCTCCACAGCTGATCTGCAAGAGCTTCGAGAGGCTAGCAGCGGCATTGACCGCTGTGATGGTCTCCCCTGCGGCTTGCACCAGCATCTGTTCCTTCAAGAGGTTGTAGTACTTGGTCTGCTGCGGAGTCAGCGGCACCTCACGAGTGAGCGTCATCACAGGCGGCAGGTCCAGGCATTGGTCCTTGGAGTAGCGGATCGCTGGTTGCAGTGCGTTGAACACCTTGTCCTTGGCATCAGGTCGTGGTGCCCACTTGTACATGGTTATCTTGTTCATCACCGCATCACGCCAGCCAGTGAAGAACATCGGCACACCGTCCGGGTTCACGAGCTTGGCTAGACCGAACGCATCAGCGGGCGACTGCGAGGCAGGCGTACCCGTCATCATCCACAGGTGAGTCTGCGGTCCGATGATTGATTTGAGCGTCTTCCATCGCTTGGTGGTGCTCGTCTTGTAGGCGTTGGCTTCATCGACGATAACCAGATCAAACCTACCATCCGCTTTAATCTCATCTGCGATCAGGTTTAGCCTCGATGCGGCGTGATGCCTTGGGATGATGCGCCACGATTGCTGATCTGTGGATGATGCTGTTGTTCAAGTCGCTCAACCACGCAGACTGCATGATTGATAGTGGGCACAGGATCAACACACGCCGCACAAAGCCAAGCGTCATCAGGTAGTCAGCAGCCCAGAGAGCCGCCAGCGTTTTGCCAGTACCAGGGTCGTTGAAGCAGAACGCCTTCTTGTGCATCGTCAGGAACGACGCCGTCTCGATCTGGTGCGCCATAGGCTTGTATCGCCCGGGCCACTTATAGCGTCGGGTGATCGGGGATTGAATGTCTTTGACGCCGAGGTTCTTCAGAACTCTTGACTCATCTAACCCCCAGTAAACCGCTACCTTGTATGTGTCTCCTTCTTTGTCGATGATCTTGTGCTTTGGAATGATGCTGTACTTCTCAGGGTTGCGCGTCTTAAAGACAAGCGCCTTGTCGTCGATGATCTCCATCTGCTTTCTCCATTGTTTTACTTGTCGCTCATGTTGGCCTTGGGGCTACGCAGTCGCGTGTTACCGGGCGTTGACTTGCCGCCTGCACGCAAGGGTTTGATGTGGTCGATGTGCTTTCCACTCCGATCCACGCCTTCCTTGTCGTACTTACGACGCGCTCGCTGGCGCTCGATCTGATCGGTTGTTTCACCGGATTTCTTTTGCAGCTTGTAGGCATGCTTGTAGTCTCGCTTTCCGTTGGTTTGTGTCATGTCAATCTCTCTTTCGGTTGTGCTCACAAGTCATGACCGGGCACCACCCGCACAGCGGTGTCGGCCTGGGGTTCCACACCCCGCTCTCATGCGCTTGTTCAATGCGGGCAACGCGTTCCCGATAGTCCCACCAGTACTCCTCGGCCTCACCGACCAGGAAGCTAGCCTTGGCAATGTCGTTCTTGACCACGAACAGCAGCGCCCCAGACACACGACGGATATGCGGGAAGTGCGCAAACACCATCAGTGCCATGAGCTTTAGCTGCTCCCGGTCAGGGTACTTGTTGTTGCCGGTCTTGTAATCAACAACCCTTGCCGTGAGGTTGTCGTCATCAATAATTAAAAGATCGGCTATCCCCCGGCACCACACGTCTTTGTCTGCGAACCCGCAAGGCGAGAGGTCTGCACGCACACCCATCTTGTGTTCGCACAGCTTCCTACCGGGTTTTGACTTGAGTGCATCAAGCGCGTCCTGGATGAAAGCAAACTGGGGCGGCAAGGGCGTGTCATCCTTGATGTAGAACTCCGCAGCCTCGTGCAGCTCCTTGCCGTAGATCGTCGCTTGGGTGTCGGTGAACGGGTAGTTCTTGAGCACCTTCACTTCGTGGTAACGGCGAGGGCAGCCCTCGTAATCTTTCAGGGAGCTGTGGCTCCAGGTGACTGGCTTCATATCAAAAACGCGCTGACTGAATAGCCCGGGCAAGCCGGTTGCTGAACTCCTCAACGAACGTCTCGTCGTTGTTCAGATCGGTGCGATCCATGTTCTCAAGTATGGCATGTGTCAGCTCGTGCCAGAACGTCTCGTGCAGTGCCGACAGCTTGAGTGGTACGCCGTGATAGGACCTGCGTGCCAAGGTGATCGTGCGCTTGCCGTAGTGCACCTCACCCATCATCGCCCGTTCTTTCATCGACTCGACTACGTCAACGCTGTACCACTTGTCACCGATCTGTATCTTCTTTGGTAGTGTCAATTGCTTCATGCTTTCTCCTTATTTAATGTCGCCGTAACATCGGCTGTGGCCAACATCTGAGTTGAGCGGTATCCCAGGCATGTACTTGGGCTCCGCAACCATCTGTTCCCACACCCACTTGGTTGCTTCTTCTGCTTCTTCAGCCGGTACCACAGCCCACAATTCATCATGGACTGTGCCTACCACGGGGTACTTTTTGCTCACCCGTAGCATGCCGTCTGTCATCACCACACGCGCAGTTCCCTGCACGATGTTGTTAGTGATCTTGCCTCCGTAGAGGTTGAGCACCGCAGGGCGCCCGTTCTTTTCACCATCATAAACCCACGCCCCGGTCTTGTCCCGGCGTAGGTTGCGGTAGAAGATCGACATGCCCGAAGGCAATACGATCTCCTCCTTTTTGAAGGTGACACATTTATACACGAACTCCTCACCACCGACAAGGGCTGACTTCAACAGCCGCTCGCACATATCCCAGAAGGTCGTCACCGGGTGGGCTGTAGCACGATAGTTGTCAATGATCTTCTTAGCCGTGACGCAGTGGATCAACAACTCCTGGTCGGTGCAGTTGTGCGGGATGCTGGCCATGCGGGTCAGGTTGTCCTCCCAACCCATGAAGCGCTCGATGTACGCCCGGTCTATGCCTAGCTGCTTGGCGTCAGCCTTGGTATAGCGTAGCGGTGGAGCCCCCAGGAAGCCCGTCAGAAGCTGCGCAGAGAAGCTCGCCCACCCCAGTTGATACCCAGCCCCCAACAGGGCTGATTTCGCGCTCTGGCGCTCGATTGGATGCGTCTCCTTGGTCATGCCGGGAAGGCCGAACATCTGTGCACCAAAGAGGGAGTACACGTCTTGGCCGCTGCGGAACATGGCCAGCACGTCCTCGTAGTCGGTCAGCCACGCCAGCACCCTGGGCTCGATCTGGGACAGGTCCCCCACCACCATCTCGTAGCCTTGCGGGGCCAGGATAGCCCGCCGCATAGCACCCCCACGCTTCAGGTTCTGCATGTTGATGGCAGCACCCCTCGTCGCCGTCCAGCGCCCAGACTTAGCGCCGTAGTAGTTAAGTGGTACTGGAAGCCGCCCACGCTGGGATATGTCTAGGAACCGCTGCGCCCGGGTCCGCTCGCCGGTGGATTTAACCTGAAGGCGTGCCTCACAAAGGTCGACAATGTCTTCACGGTCACCGTTGAGTAGCGCTTGGAATAGGGCGTCGTTCTTCGCCAGGGCAAGCGACTCTTTGCCGGTAGTCTTGCTAACCTTAGTGGGGGGAGTAACCCCGAGCGTCTCAAGTAGGGCAGCAAACTTTGGATTCGACGCGAGTTCAGCTTCCTCCACGCCGAGCTGTCTGAGTAGGCCTTCACGTCTTTCTCCTTCTTCTTGCAGCGCGGTGATCAGCACCTTGCGGTCCAGCTCCAGCAGCGGGCGTGTGTACATCTTCAGCGTCATGTCGATCAGGCGCAGCTCCTTCGCAGGGTAGCCGTCAACCAGGCGCTCGAACACCCGCTCGCACAGGTACACGTCATGCTTGCAGTACTCGGCCAGCTCTTTCTCGATCTCAGGTGTGATCTCGTCGAGCCCATCTGTGCTGTGCACAGCCTGCCCCTTGGGTGGTAGGCCGAAGTCCTCGGCCAGCTTCATCAGCGAGTTACCGACTTCCAGGCCGCGAAGAGCACGCGCCATTGATAGCGAGTCGAAGATGAAGGCTGGCTGGACGCCGTATACCCACGAGAGGATAGATACGTCAAACTGGGCGTTATGTGCAAGGACTGCGGTGGTTGACCAGTCGTAAGTCCCCAGGATTCTAGGTAGCTCATCTCCTCGATACCACTGGGTGACTCGGTCAGTTCCGTACTCATGGATGCATGCGCCGAACGCCTTGAAACGCTTGTCACGAATGTACTCCTCAGTTGTCATCTTGGACAGCGTGTAGTCTGTCTTGTCCCAACGTGTCTCGAAATCGATTGTCAGTATGCGTTTGTATGGTGCTGTCATGATGGTTTTCTTTCTCCTGTCTCAAATTTTTCTCGCTCGTCAAGAGCGTTGTGTGAGTAGAACATGTCGTCCACTTCCTTGGGTTCGCACCAACAGTCAACGGGTACATGCTCTCTCAGGTCATCTACCGGTACAACGTGTTGCACACCGGCGTTGTCCGTCTTTATCTGCCACCCACTCAATTGAACATCTCCCGGGCAGGTGCGTCCTCGGTCACGACCGCGCCCATCACCTCTTGTGCTTTGTTCAGTATCTCCATGCACTCCATCTCGGAGGCACCCACGCTGATCGTCATCAGGTGGTCGTTATTATCGACAAGCAAAACTGCCTTGTGGCCGCCGTCTTCCACGTAGCACTTGGCGAGCTTACTTAGTAGCAGGGCAAAGTGCATCCGCTTGTCATCAGATAGGTCCTCCAACAGGGTGAGCGTGTCTGCCCACTCCGCTTTCATTTTCTTTTGTGTCATCGCATCCATTGCAGTAACTCCTTTATGGTGGTCATGTTTTCTTCGTTGATCACGTACGCCATACCGCCAGCTGCGCGTATTGCGTTGATCTCTTTCTCCTGTAGGGCAGTGGTTTTGCCCTTCCCCGCTTTGCACTCGAAGGCAATGAAACGCCCCGCGCAACACGCAATGATGTCGGGTATGCCCGCCCTCCCCATCCCGGCTTGGAACGGAGAGAAGTGGTATATGCCCATTTCATCCAGCTGTTGCTTGACGCGCCGTTTCACGGCTGCCTCCGGTGTTTGTGCCATTTTTATTTCGCTTGTATTTCGTTGAGCTTCATCAGGTAGTGCTTGGCTTTGCCTGCGTCGTCGCTGCCTTCCTTGCGTCCGGCTCGCATCGAGTATTTAATCACGTTTCCTTTGAGAAAACCAACGAACTCTTCTCGGGTTAACACTGCTTCCATCACAGCCCAGGGCTGCACTGGCATCTCTTTGTAGTGATTTCCACTTACCTGCATATCGTCGGCACGGGTGCCGTTCAATCCGTCTTTCAGTTGTGTCATAGCGGTGCTTCTCCTACGCTATCAAGCGTCTTTTGTTTGTGTAGTTTCTCCAGCAGCTTTGGCTCCACCCTTGTGAAGGGCCACCAATCGTTGGTGCGTAGCCTTTCCATAATCGCTGCGGGCTTTTCTGCGGACCTCGTCGGGGATGACGACTTCCTGCGTCGTGAACCTGTGTTCGTTGGCACATTCCCTCCTTCTTACGTAACCGAACAACAAAGTCTTGCGGGTCTCGATCACGTTGGACCAAGCACCGCACTCGGGGCATTTCATTTCATGGTTCCTCTGGTTCAACTTTCCTGGCGTGGCCACAGGTGCCACACTTCCACAACAGGCAGGTGCCTGTCAACATCATCACGTCTTGCTTGCACACGGGGCAGTCCTCGTAGTCGCTGAGGTCAGTCTCGCCAACTGTGTGGAACACAGCCTCTTGCCAGACGAACCGAGCATTATGCTCGCCAATTACTTTCTGCTCGCGTGGGGTGAGCGTTGCCCACCATTTGTCGAATGTCATTTGCGTACCCTTATCTTTGCCGCACCTTTCGTTACGTTCCAGTCGGTTGCGGAGTTTCTGTTAAGCGCTTCGTTCAGTGAATATGTGTTCTTCTCCCGATTGCGCCGGTTTCGTGCCTGCTCATTTGCCAAGTCTCGGTCTGCGTTGGTGCGGTATGCGGTTTTCTCCGTGGTGTACTTAGACTTTTGCAACTTGCGTAATAGGAGTATGTCCTTCTCCGGCTCTTGCTCCCACAGCTTGTCGTTGATCTTGGGCAGGTGGTATGCGGTAAACACACGCACCCCGGTCTTCCACGGGATGTTATCCAGCGGAACCCGCAACAGTTCGCACTCATCTGTGCGTTTGCCCGTGAGAGACAGAAACATACTCATGGCATCCAGCAGACACAACTGCCGCCGCCACGACCGGATGAGACATGCGTCCCAGTACTCTTGTAGTGTGTTCATTCCCATGCCTTTCTGATTCCATCTGACATACCCATAGCCTTGGCAAACGACATGGTGTCGTGAGCATCGGCTATCTCTCTTGCGCGGTGCTTGTACATAACCCATAGCATCATGCAGTACCAATGCGACTGTTCCTGTCCGTTCTCAAGACATTCAATCGCCCTGCCCATGTAGTGCGCTTGGTTTGATAGCGCCCAGTAGTAGCGGCTCAGTTCGTATTGGGTCATGCTTGTCCCCTTGCTCGGATTTGCGTGGCACACCAGTTCGCGGCGTTCCACCCGGGTTCTTCACACACCTTCGCACACGCCTCACGCTCTGCCAGCACAGCCTGTTCAACCATCCCGCAAAACTGGGTTGTTCGCTGGTCTTTGGCGCATTGCCTC